CCTGATCGAAGAAATGCTATTGGTAAGAGCACTATAGCTGATGCTTTGTATTTTGCTATATTTGGTGAAACACTACGTGAGTTAAAGAAGGATCTTATACCAAATAACTTAACCAATGGTAAGACGCATATTGAACTCGACTTTGAGTTAGATTCGTCAAAAGGTAGAAACAATTACAAGATAATTCGTACCTTGTCGCCTTCTAAAGTCCTTATCTTTAAGGATGGGGTTGATAGAACGCGAGATAGTATTAAGAATACTACAGCATACATTAGTCGAGTATTAAGTGCTTCACCCTCTATATTTCAAAACTGTGTAATTATGACAGTTAACAATGCTGTTCCATTTATGGCTAAGAATAAAATCGAAAAACGAAAGTTTATTGAAGATATTTTTGGTATGGAAATCTTTAGTACGATGTTAACTGCTTTGCGTAATGAATATAATGAAATTTCACGTGATCATGATACACAGTTAACTAAATTAGAAGAGATTGAAAAGGCGTATAAAAATTATGAAGATCAAAAGCAACGAATCTTACGAACGAGAAAAGAAAAAAAGCAAAAGTACCTCGGCCGTCAAAAAGATAATACCGAAGAAAAAGAAAAGCTCGAAAGTGAGCTTAATGACGTT